CCTGAGTTGCTGCTATAGTACCAGGAGCATAAACACCTGAAGTTATAGTACCAACCGAAACAGTACCAGCTGTTGTACCATCTGTTGTATCGACACCGTTTCCAGTGACCGAGAATGAGGATCCTATCCTCTCAACCTGTGTTGCTGCTGCGTTCACTTGTAACTGAACACTTGATGACAGTCTGTGAGTAATGTCTGCACGAGCAGTCATCGGAGCAGCTAACGCTAACATAATAAAAGGAATAAGTTTTTTCATTCTTATACGTAGCATTCTAGCCGTATTTATGATAATATATATCCAACGATAAAAATACCTAGAAACATGAGAATTTTTCTTGACACTGCTGACACAGAAGTGATCAACAAGCACTATGTCACTGGTCTTATAGACGGTGTCACAACAAACCCAACACTTATACGTAAGAGTGGTAGAGATCCCATCAAAGTCTATGAAGAGTTAGCAGAGTTAGGACTCACTGACATCAGCATGGAAGTTGGTGGTAATGCTATGGAGATGGTAGAAGAAGGTAAGAGACTCTCTACTCTGTTCGGAAAGGTTGCAACCATCAAGGTTCCATGTACTGTTGAAGGTCTATGGGTATGCAGAGAGTTGAAAAGAAATCTTATAAATGTAAATGTAACTTTGATATTCTCAGCAGCACAGGCAATCCTTGCAGCAAAGGCAGGAGCAAAGTATGTTTCTCCTTTCGTTGGTAGATTGAATGACAACTCTGTAGATGGATTAGAATTGATTCAAGAGATCAGTAACATATTCTCAGTACAAGGTGTGAGTGCTACAGAGATACTATCTGCATCTATTAGAGATGTGTCTGGTGTGTCTGGTTCATTCGCTAGAGGTGCTGACATAGTTACAATGCCACCATCAGTATTTGAAAAGATGTACAACCACATCTTGACTGACAAGGGGTTAGAACTATTCAATGCAGACCTAGAGAGCATAGCAAATGCGAATCATTCATAACGCAGTATCAGAAGAACTCATCGACAGATGCCTCGATGAGATGAATAGGAAGAGGAAGCAAGACGTATGGGGTATAAGTAAATGGAAGTGGGATGAGAAACTAACGAAAGGATTCAAACAGTATTGTTTCTCATCCAGACCAGAGGTCTATCAGTTCAATGACCTCCGTAACCAGTTGACTCAATACTTTGATCAAATTCCTACGAACATAAACTATCACTTGTGGTTACCAGGTTCTGGTATCAATTGGCATGATGATAAAGCAAGTTTATATGGTGCTACATTATATCTAAACACATGGGAACCAGAGAAGGGTGGTGTATTCATGTGGAGAGAGAAGTTGACTGGTGAATTGAAGTGTATTCACCCTCAAAGAAATATGCTTATGATAAATGAGCAGGGAGAAGATCATGCTGTGACACCTATCATGGTCAATGAATCATTTGGTAATAGAAAGAGTGTTCAGATATTCTGTGGTCTACCTAAAGAGAATAGTACTGACATACATGAGAGATAATATAATCTCAAAACATATAGGATTAGACTGGGCAGATGATGTAGAACTGCTCTGCAAGAAACTAATACTACAACATAAGTGGAGTAATAAAAACTATAAGAGAGGTGAATATGTATTTGATATAGCACCAAACAATCTAGGATTCTTTCAACCTCTGTTTGATATAATAAAACAAGAGGTTATAACACTATATCCTAAGGCAGATATACCAGATAGAATATTCAATAAGAGTTGGGCGTACGTATCTAATCAAGATAGGACTGTGAGTTTTATGCACAACCACATGCCTGAGAAAGTAAAGAAAGATATATCTACTGTCTTCTACCTACGGAAACCACCACAGTCAGGTGACATCATGTTTTTATTGGGTGGAGAAGAGTATATACATAAACCAGTGGAAGGTGAACTCCTTATCTTCCCTGCTACATACTATCACTCACCTTTGCCATCTAAAACAAAGGAATATCGGATAGCAATCAACGTCAATGTGGTCACTCTAAATGAGTATGATTACTTCCTTGACAACTGAGGTGAATGAACAGTATAATTATGTCGTTAGTTCAAAAAACAATGTCGAAGAAGGGATCTTTTCTTTCGAGATTCAAAAACAAATCTCAATTACTTGTATCTGCTGTTGAAAATAAGATAGATTTAGAGTATGATCATCCTAGTCTTTATGATTCTCTAAAGTCTTTCTATAAATCACAGGACATTTACTTTTACAATGATAGAGATAGAGATTACGATGTTATTATGGAGAACTTGGAGTATGATCTATTGAATACGGGGTTTATTGGATGATTGAAAAAGAAAGAAGACCATGGGGTTACTTCACTGTCTTGAGGAGGGGTGACAATTATTGTGTCAAAGAACTGTTCATAGAACCAGAGATGAGAATCTCTCTACAATTTCATAGGTACCGCACTGAGGACTGGGTTGTTGTAGAAGGTGACGGTATAATAACTCAAGGTAATCTTGAGACACCATGTAAAGTTGGTGATACATTCTTCATACAGGTTGAACAACGTCATCGTATACAGGGTGGTAAGAAGGGAATAAGAATTATAGAAGTACAAAGAGGTGACTGTCAGGAAGATGATATTGTAAGACTACAAGACGATTATAATCGTGTAGATCATTTTGCATGGGGTCACTACTAATGAATCCAGATGATTTCAAACCAGAAGACCCTGCACATTACCAACGTGGTAAGATACAAGTCTGGGATTTCATAGCAGATCAAGGACTTGATTTCTTCACTGGTAATGTAGTGAAGTATGTCTGTCGTGCAGGATACAAGGACGATAAAGTCCAAGACCTAAAGAAGGCAAAAGCATACATTGATAAACTTATAGACTTATGTTCCTAGTTACAGGTGGTGCAGGATTTATTGGCAGTAACTTCCTACACTATCTCAAAAAATATACTGGTGTAGATGATCAGGTTATCATCATTGACAACCTATCTTATGCTGCTGACAAACAATACATGCCACTCAATGATCAGTTTATATTTGAGTACTGTGATATATCACAGGAGGAGAATGTAAATTATATCTTTGACAAGTATAAGATCAAGAAAGTATTTCACTTCGCTGCTGAGTCACACGTTGATAATAGTATAACTAACTACAGACCTTTCTTAGAAGCAAATGTAATTGGCACAATCAATTTATTGAATGCCAGTCTAAGACATAACGTAGAGAAGTTCCATCACATATCTACTGATGAAGTGTATGGTTCTTTAGAATATTATGACAAGGTATTATTCAAGGAGACAACACCATATGACCCTAGAAATCCGTACTCAGCAAGCAAAGCAGCGTCTGACCATTTTGTCAAGACGTGGCATAACACTTATGGTCTACCTTATCTTATTACTAACTGCTCTAACAACTATGGTCCTCATCAACATGTAGAGAAGTTGATACCTAAAGTTATATACAATGCGTTTAGAAATAAGATTACATACATGCATCAAGGTGGACATCAAGTAAGAGATTGGTTATATGTTTACGATCATTGTTCTGCAATATGGAAACTGGAAGAGAAGAATATAATCAACGATCACTTCAACGTAGGTGGATCATGTGAGAAGAGAAATATAGATGTTACTATAATGATATTAGATATGCTGAAGAAACCACATGATCTGATTGGTATCAGCAATGAAAGACCTGGCATTGACAAACGATATGGAATGGATCATAGTAAGATTACACAACGCACAGGATGGAGACCTACTACAGATTTTGAAGTAGGGATTCGTGCTACTATCACATGGTATCTTGAAAAGTTAGTATGATTTCACTTTACGGTCACGGTTTCATAGGTAAGCATTTCAAAAACCTATACAAGGAACAGGTTGAAGTACAGGAGAGAGATGATAGAGTGCCAAGGCACAATGACATCCTGTACATGATCTCAACCACACACAACTACAATGTACATGATCAGATCACTTTGGATGTCGAAACAAATCTTCGAGTCCTTTGTGAAACACTCGACTTCTGTAGATCAGAAGACATCACATTCAACTTCGTTTCCTCATGGTTTGTCTATGGAAAAGGGGGAGCACTTCCCGCCACAGAAGTATCGGATTGCAAACCAACAGGATTTTATTCTATTACCAAGAAGTGTGCAGAAGATCTTATCATTTCTT